GGTGCCACGGGCAAGCCGCTCGTGATGTCGCGTGCCGAGCAGGGTGCCGTCTCTGATGTCGGTTCGACGGAGACCTCGCTTCAAGTGAGCGTGGATGCAACCGCTGGCACGTCGTCCTACACGCTGGTGATGTATGGCGATTGATCCGGGACGCCTCCGCGAGCGAGTCACGATCCAGAGTGCGACCGAGGCTCGCAACTCGATCGGCGAGGTCGTGCAGACGTGGGGCACGTTCGCCGAAGTGTGGGCGAGCGTGGACGGGCTGTCCGGTCGCGAGGTTCTCCAATCCGGTCAGCAGCAGACCGAGGTGACGCACCGCGTGCGGATGCGATACGTGACCGGGCTGACGCAGCGGATGCGGCTCTCGTGGCGTGGTCGGATTCTGGAGATCACGAGCCTGCTCGAACACAACAACCGCACCGAGCACGAGCTCCTGTGCGTGGAGGCGATCGACTGATGGCGACCGCAGGAATCACGATCACGGCAGAGATCGCCGAACTGCGAGAGTTGCAGACGGCGATCGGTCGCATCCTAGAGCCGCCCGAAAAGGCTCGCATCATCGAAGAAGCGCTGAAAAAGGCGCTCGCCCCAGCGCTGGAGCGTCTGAAGCAAAACACGCCCGAGGGACCGACCGGCAACCTCAAGCGTGCGGCATCGGTGAAAATCGTGCGGTACTCAAAGGACGGCAACGCGGTCGGGCTGCTCGGCTACAAGCGTGCGGGGAAGGGTGCGAGCGAGTCGGCTCAGGGCGGTCGAGTTCGCAAAGGATCGGACCGTGCGTTCCACCAGTTCTGGCTGGAGCAAGGCACGAAAGACACCGTCATCGACAAGCTCTCAAACACGCCGTATGCCCGCAAGTCGCACACCAGACGCAACCGCAGCGGCAGCGTCACGACTGTGCGGGCTCATCAAGTGAGCGGGCAGAACGCCTACTACGCCTCGTCGTTCAATAAGCTCGGACCGTTCAAGATTCAGCCGACTCCCCGACCGCCCCGAGGCGAGGAAGGGCAGCGAGTGCAGACGACGCCCGGCTACCCGCAAGCGTTCTTCAAGCGGTCGGCAACGCCGATCACGATCAAGGGTCTGCGGGCTGGCGGCATCCTCGGCCAGCCGCCGCTGAAGACGACGTGGGAGGAGGTCGGCACGACCGTCGCCGAGATCCTCCAGCGTGAACTGAGAATCTCGCTGGAGCGTGCTCTCAGCACGCTGACCCGGTCGGCTACGGGAACGCTCTGATAACACCGATGTTTCGTCGTTTGATAACTGCAAGGGTGGGGGTGTGACTCCATAGGTTCGGGATAGGCGAAAGCCGATCCCGAACATGGCATTCAAGTCACCCGAAAAGACCGTCGCCGACTCCCTGCTCGCCGACGCGACGGTGGCCGCGATTCTCGGCACCCGCATCTACCCCGTCCTCGCCCCAGCCTCGGCGGCCCTCCCGCTGGCGACGTGGCGGCGTCAGGCGGTCACCCGTGAGACGACGCTCGGCAACACCCGTGGCGGGCTGCCTGTCGTGACGCTCGCCCTGGAGCTCTACGCCGAGACCTACGAAGCCGTCCGAGAGCTGGCTGACGCCTGCCGCTCCAAACTGGATGGGTGGGGGAATGCCGTGTCATCATCAATATCGGTGCGACACGTCGCGCTGCAAAACGAGCAGGACGGGTTCGTACAGTTGGCAGGTGGCGACCTGCCTCCGGTGTTTTCGGTCACGCAAACGTACACGATCCTCTGGCAGGAGACCTGATCCGTGAGCAACCCCTCGACTCCCCATGACGGCGCCGGAACGGTCCTCAACCTGTTCGGCACCGTCTACACGGTGACCAACATCGTCATCAGCAATGCGAACCCAGGTGCCGCCGCCGAGGCGACCGTGGACGTGGGGCACCTCGGGCAGACGACCGGCGAGACGCTGGCGACGCTGAGCCGTCCGCTCGTGATCCCGGCCGACGACGGCGGCACGGGCCGCTCGGTCACGTTCGACTACCTCGGCAAGACGATCATCCTCGACGCTGCGACGGGCACAATCACGATCACGACCGGCGGCACTACGCTAATCAACGGCAAGGCCGCCACCGTGTCGTCGAGCACGCTGACGCTCGCGACGAACGACGCGATCCGTGGCCAGGCGACGATCACCGTGGCTCGCTGACCGTGACGGAGGTCCGTCATGGCTACGCGAGTCTCGGGAGTTGCTGTCACGTGGGGCGGCACCGCCGTCCAGCAAGTCAGTAGCGTCACGCTCGATCTCGTCCGCGATATGCCTGCCGCTCGCACGGCACGGTGGACCCTCGACCTGGGCGAGGTCACGCTGCCTGCGTTCACCCGCACGGCGGTGCCTGAGAGCCAGTACGGCGTGCGGGCTCGCCTCACCGTGACGGCGCAGGACGACCAAGGCACCGCCACATCGAGCACGTTCACGGTGTTCGATGCGGACTGCGTCTACCTCGGTGCCGAGGTTCGTGGCGAGCTCAACGGCGTCTGGCAATTTGACCACCGGTTCAGAGTGATGGATACGGTCGGCGTGACCGCTACGTATCCATCGTGAGGTGAGTGACACATGGCGACACTGACGGCAGAGCAGATTCTCGCGAGCAACGACGCCGGGCTCATGGGACCGATCACCGTGCCCGAGTGGGGCGGTGACGTGTTCATTCGCGTGATGAGCGTCGGCGAGCGTGACTCCTATGAGCGGCTGTGGATTGGCAAGAAAGATTCCGGCATCGAGAACTTCCGCTCCGAGTACCTCGCCCGCTGCCTCTGCAATGAGAAGGGCGAGTTGCTCTTCACTCGTGCCCAGGTCGTCGCGCTCGCGAGCCGCAGCGGTGCGGTCGTCGGTCGGCTCTTCGACTCGGCGCTCAAGCATAACAACATGACGGAGGCCGATGTCGAGCAGTTGGCAAAAAACTAAACGCCTCGCCTTCGCGGAGGTTTCTCTTCGCGCTGGCGGGGCATCTGCGGATGACCGTTCGCGAACTATGCGAGCGGATGGATTCGCGGGAGCTATCGGAGTGGATGGCGTACACGAGGTACTTCGTGCCGCTGTCCGACCCGTGGCTCCAGACAGGACTGCTCGCATCGATCGCGATGGCACCGTACACCGATCCGAAAAGAGGCAAGCCGCCGACCGCAGAGGATTTCATTCCGAAGGCTCGGCCACCGCAGCATGAGTCGCAGGACCGCGAGGCGATCCTTCGGCTACGTCGTGAGATGGGGATCATCGACTGATGGCAAACATCCTCGGACTCGCGCTGAAGATCAGTGCGGACTCGACGCAACTGAAGCTCACGCCCGCAGAGCGTGCTCTTCAGTCGCTCGGTGCCGAGGCTGACAAGCTCACGAGCGTCTTCGCTCAGTTCACTGGCGAGTCGTCTGCTGCCTCTGCTGCACAGCAGAAGTTCGCCACCGACCTCGCATTTTTGAACTCGGCGCTGAAGACAGGGCAGGTCACCGCCCAGCAATACGCCGAAGAGTTCGCGAACCTAGCCCAGGCGTCGGAGCAGGAAGCCGCTGCTCTCCGCGAGGCGGCCCGGATCACCGAGTCGGTGCGGACTCCGTTCGAGCGTTTCCAGCGGACGGCGGGCGAACTCGCGGTCCAACTTGAAGCGGGGCGTATCTCGCAAGAGACATACAACCGGGCGGTCGAGCAGGCGTCGAAGGGATTGACGGACGCGGAGCGTGCCGCCGCTGGACTCGCGGTCCAAGACCGTGCCATCGAGGAAGCCGCAGCAGCCGCAGCGGCAGCGGAGTCGGCTCGCGTCGAAGCACTGCGGCGAGGTGCCGCGATCACAGCGTCGCTTCAGACGGACGAAGAGCGACGCGCTGCGAGGCTTTCTGAACTCGACGATCTTCTTCGCGCCGGTGCGATCTCGGAGGAGACATACACACGTGCCGTGGAGCAAGCTAGTGGTGTGCAGGAAGCAGCGTCGCGTGCCGAGCAGGAACGGCAAAGAGTCTTGGAGGAAGGACGACGCATCACGCAGCAGTTCGCTACGGTCGAGGAACGTCGGGCCGACGAGCTCGCCAATCTTGATCGATTGCTCGCTGCCGGTGCGATCTCGCAGGAGACATACAACCGGGCATCCGCAGAAGCGAGCGGTGCGAACGAGGCTGCGGCACGCGCGGAGCGAGAGCGAGCCGACGCCACGGCTGCGGCGAACAGAATCATTCAGGCGGGTCTCACTCCGCAAGAGCGGTACGACGCCGCAATCGTAGAACTGCGAGGGCACCTCGAAGCCGGTCGCCTGTCGCAGGATCAATTCAACCGTGCGACCGAGAGGGCACGGCAAGACCTCGACCGCACGACAACGTCAGCGCGAGCGAACGACCAGGCGTTGCAAGGCATCTCGCGTCAACTCACAGCCATCTCCCGGCTCCAGATCGGGCGTGCCATCGTCGATGGGTTTCAGGTGCTGTCCGGCGCTGTGCGTAGTTTC